GGAACCTGCCGCTGCTGCCGCATCTGCCCGCGATGGCGCAGAACACGGTGCGCGGCCTGCATGCCCGCTGGGCCGCAGAGGAAGCTGCCCTGCGCCGCAGCCAGCCGGACTTCAGCCTGAAACAGGAGCTGCAGAACCCGGAGATGCGCCGCCTGATGCAGCTGCCCGGGATGCGGGTGCAGGACGCCTACCGGCTGGCCCACTATGACGAAAGTCTGCGCACGGCCGCCCAGACCGTGGAGCAGGGGGTCGTGGAGCGCATCCAGCAGCGGGCTGCACGGCCTGCCGAGAACGGCATCCGGCCCGGCGGCGCGGCCACCATCCGCCCGGATGTGGCCAGCATGACCCGCGCCCAGCGGGAAGCGCTGGAGCGCCGCGTGCTCCACGGGGCACAGATCGTATTGTGAAAGCAGTTTTAGAAAAAGGAAAGGAAACGACTATGAACCAGAATTTCAACGATTTCAACATCCAGCTGTTCGCCGAGAACCAGAACACCACCGCCACCATGTCGCCCGAGATGAAGACCTTCTACGAGAAGCGTCTCATCGACCAGGCCGAGCCGCGTCTGGTGCACGACCAGTTCGCCGATTACTACCCGGTGCCGCAGAACGGCGGCAAGACCATCGAGTTCCGCAAGTACGACAGCCTGCCCAAGGCGTCCACCCCGCTGACCGAGGGCGTGACCCCCAACGGCCAGGCCCTGAACGTGACCACCATCACCAGCGACCTGCACCAGTACGGCGGCTGGACCCCGCTGACCGACGTGCTGCAGATGACCGCCATCGACAACAACGTGGTGCAGGCAACCCGCGTGCTGGCAAGCCAGGCGGGCCGCACCCTGGACAGCATCACCCGCGATGTGCTGGCCGGCGGCACCAACGTCATCTATGCGCCCAAGCTGTCTTCCGACGGCACCGAGACTGCTGTGGCCAGCCGCAAGGCGCTGGACAAGACCTGCACCCTGACCCCGAAGCTGTTCTTCCAGGCGGCAGCACAGCTGGGTGCCATGAACGCGGACCCCATCGGCGACAGCTACATCGCCATCATCCACCCCTATGCCGCTTACGACCTCAAGACCAGCAAGGAGTTCATTGAGGTGCACAAGTACGCTGACCCCGAGACCATGTTCCGCGGCGAGATCGGCAAGCTGGGCAACATCCGCTTCATCGAGACCAGCGAGGCGAAGATCTGGAAGGACGATACCTGTCCCACCGGTCTGGCGGTGTTCGGCACGCTGGTGCTGGGTGCCCATGCCTACGGTGTCACCGAGCTGGAAGGCGGCGGCCTGGAACACATCGTCAAGCAGCTGGGCTACGGTGATGACCCGCTGAATCAGCGCGCTTCCGTGGGCTGGAAGGGGATGCGCGCCGCCGAGCGTCTGGTGGAGCAGTACATGGTGCGCATCGAGAGCGCGTCCAGCTACTCTGCCACCGCTGCCGCCAACTGAGGAGGTGTGAACCATGACTGAAACGAAAAATGTGCGCATCCGTCTGTTCAAGGACAACAGCCGCTACAAGGGCGACCTGTTCGTAAGCGTCAACGGCGTGAACTATAAGATCCGCCGCGGCGTAGAAGTGGAAGTGCCGCCCGAGGTGGCCGAAGTGCTGGAGCACAGCCAGATGCAGGACGAGCTGACTGCTGCCCGCATTGCGGCGGCAGAAAACACCGCGCAGTAAACCGCCCGGCAAATCGAACGCAAACCGGAAGCCCGGCTGGGAAACTTGGCCCGGCCGGGTTTTCCTTATAAAAAAGGAGTGTGAACCTATGACCGTGGGACAGGCGCTGGAACGCGCCGAAGAACTCCGCCCGGGCAGCCGCATTGCCCGCGCGACCCGCTGCGCATGGCTGAAGGAAGCAGATGCCATGCTGCGCCAGCGCTTTTTCAAGAACAGCATCACAGACGCTTACGACAATGTGGGGGCAGACCTTGCCTGGGATGACGGCCTGCAGGACGAGGATGTGCTGCTGGCACCGGAACCCTTTGATGCAATGTATCCGCATTATCTGTGCGCCATGACCGACGCGGCTCTGGGCGAGACTGACCGCTATGCCGGAGAGCAGGCCCAGTACAACAGCCTGCTGGCTGAGCTGGCGGCGTGGCTGCGGCGCAGCTACCCGGTGCGCCCGGGCAGCCCGTGGCGCTGGTGAGGGAGGTGAGAACATGGTTCTTGCGAACCGGACGAAGCTCGCGAACAGCCGCAGTTTGGTGCGGGTGTTCGGCGGGCTGAACGAGACCTACGCCTGCTCGGAGGCCGAGTACAGCGCGGGGCTGAACTTTTCGGCCCGGGACTTCCCGGCGCTGAGCACCCGCAAACCCCGCCGCAAGCTTCGGGCGCTGACCGGGCTGAACGGCATGTACCACCTGAACGGGCTGCTGACCGTCTGCGGCCGGGACCTTGTGTACACGCCGGACAGCGGCGGCGACACCGTGACCTGCACGGACGCCGTGGCCGACAGCCGCAAGGCGCTGGTGGGCATCGGCACGAAGATCCTCATCTTCCCGGACAAAGCGGCCTTTGACACGGCTGACGGCAGCGTGCAGCCGCTGGGCGCGGTGTGGCAGGCCGACGGGCAAAGCGTGCAGTTCGCACCCTGTGACGCCGAGGGCAAGATCTACGAAGTGAGCGGGTACGGCAAAGAGGAACCGGAAGACCCCGCAGACGGGCAGCTCTTTTTAAAGGTGGAGGATGAGGCACACCCCTGGAGCAGCACCGGCACGCTGGAAGTGTTCAGCACGGTTTCCGGCAGCTGGACGGCCATCCCGCTGGAATACTGCCGCATCACGGCGGCAGGCGCGCAGGAGCTGTTTGCCCAGTGGGACACCGTGACCGTGGCGGGCACCGCTGCGAAGCAGGCTGGCATGTGGGAAGAACTGGACGGCGACCTTGTGGTGTACGACGTGGAAGAAAATGCCCTGCGGGTGCGGGTAACGCCGGGCGGCGACTGCTTTTACGGCACGCTGGTGCAGGGTGCAGACAGTGCGCTGTGGACCAGCCTGGACGGCAGCGAGACGCGCAGCATCCCGCTGGAAAGCACCGTGCGCATGGAGCGCCGGGTGCCGGACCTCGATTACATCACCGAGTGCGACAACCGGGTGTGGGGCTGCAGCAGCAGGGAAAACGTCATCTATGCCTGCCGCCTGGGTGACCCCACCAACTGGTTCAGCTACCGGGGCATCGCGGCGGACAGCTATGCCGTCACCGTGGGCAGCGACGGGGCGTTCACAGGCGCGGCCACCTGCATGGGCTATGCGCTGTTCTTCAAAGAAAACACGCTGCACAAGCTCTACGGCTCGAAGCCTTCGGACTTTCAGCTCACCTCGCTGCACTGCCGGGGCGTGGCAAAAAATGCGGCCCGCAGCCTGTGCGTGCTGAACGAGACGCTCTATTACCTCTCGCCGGACGGCGTGATGGCCTGGGATGGCAGCATCCCCACAAAAGTTTCCGGTGTGCTGGACGCAGGCCGCCTTGCCAATGTGCAGCAGGCGGTGGGCGGTGCGCTGGACGGCCGCTACTATCTGCACGTTTCCCGCGCGGAAGCGGGCGGTGACCGGGCCCGGCTGCTGGTCTATGACACCGAGCGCAGCCTGTGGAGTGAGGAGGACGTCTGTTCCTACGAGATGGCCAGCACCGGCGGGCAGCTCTACCTCTGGGATGGGCAGGCGCTGTGGGCGGCAGACCCCAGCCGGGAACGCGACTGGCAGTCCACCGACGGCGTGGAGGAAGCGCTGCACTTTGAGCTGACCACCGGCGACATCGGGCTGGACGGGGCCGAGGACCGCTACCTCTCCCGGCTGACCCTGCGGCTGGACGCCGGATGCGCCAGCACCGTGGAGGTGGCTGCCAGCTACGACGGCGGCCCATGGGAGACGGTGGCCAGCCTGTGCGCTCAGGGCAGCCGCCGCAGCTACGATCTGCCCTTTGTGCCCCGGCGGCACGGCACGCTGCGGCTGCGGCTGCGCGGCACCGGGCAGATCACCCTGCGCAGCATGGCAAAGACACTGGCCGCTGCCAAAGGCGGCATCACAGAATGAAACAGGAGGTATGACGAATGGCAAGCGTGATGGGCATCAGCAAGATCGGCCTGCCGAAGCTGGGCGAGAACATGGACCCCGAGGACGCCCGGGCTCTGCGCAGCTATCTTTACCAGATGCAGGAACAGCTGCAGTATGTGCTGACCAATCTGGACACGGAAAACCTTTCCGACGATTTGCGCACAAAGCTGCAGGGCTTATAACAGAAAGGAGAAGTTATGGCAGACAAAAAGAAAGAGGAACAGACGCTGGATGCCGTGCAGGCGCAGGCCGGGGCCGAGGGCACGGCGAATGCGTCCGACGGCTACTCTGCCGCAGGGCTGAACAGCCGCAAGGATGTGGAGGATGCGCTGACAAATGCCAGCTACAAGCCCGGGCAGTCGGTCACCGACGCGGCGCAGGCGCTGAAGGAGTGGCAGGCGAACCGCCCGAAGGACTACCAGAGCAATTACCAGGAGAAGATCGACCAGCTGCTGGACCAGCTGCTGCAGCGCCAGAGCTTTCAGTACAGCTACACGCAGGACCCGCTCTACCGCCAGTATGAGCAGACTTACCTGCAGAACGCCCACAATGCCAGCGCTGACGCGGCGGCACAGGCCGCAGCCCTGACCGGCGGCTATGGCTCCAGCTACGCTGCCAGCGTGGCCCAGCAGGCCTACCAGCAGCAGATCGGGGCGCTGAACAACGCCATCCCGACGCTGTACAGCCTGGCGCTGGACACCTACGAGAGCGGCGGCAACGATCTGGTGACCCAGCTGGACCAGCTGACCGGCAGCGAACAGGCTGCCCAGAACCTTTACAATGACCAGCTGGCGGATTACTACGCCCAGCTGGAGCAGAAGGGCAATGCTTACAACAGCGCCTACGCCCAGGATTACGGCCAGTATCAGGATTATCTGAGCCAGCTGGGCACCCTGCACGACTACTATTCGGCGCAGGAACAGCAGCAGGCGGCCCAGCGCCAGCAGCGGTTCAACAACGTGATGAGCGTGCTGGGCTTCCTGGGCGATGTGGTGCAGATCGCGCTCAGCGGCACCACGGGCCTCGGCTCCATGCTCAGCGGCCTGCTGAACACCGGCTACAACATCTACTCCGGCAACCGCCAGTATGAGGCTAGCCGCGCGGATAACCAGTGGAACCAGCAGATGCAGGAGAAACAGTATCAGGACAAGCAGAACCAGCAGCTTTACGAAAACGAGTTCAACGAGCGGGAATATCGGGACAAACTCAACCAGCAGCAGTTCAACAACGACGTCACCAACCAGAAGCTGAACATCGCGCTGGGCGAGTGGAACCTGAAAAAGTCCACCGCCGCCCAGAAGGCCAGCCAGGCGGGCGGCAGCGCTTCCGGCAGCAGAGCAGGCAGCTCCGGCACGGGCAGTGCAGGCACCGGCAGCAGCACCTATACCGGTGCGGGTTTGGGCAGCACGAGCAACACGGGCAGCAGAAACGGCAGCGTTGCTGTGCCCTACACGGCCATGCTGATGCGCAGCCAGGGCAGGAGCGACAGCAGCATCACCGGCGCGCTGCAGCGGGAGGGCTACTCCAATGCGGAGATCGCGCAGATCTTGCAGCAGATGAAGCGCTGAGAAACGCGGCAGACACAAAATGAAAAAAGCATGTGCGGGGCACGAACGGCCATTCCGACCGATGTGCTTCGCACATGCTTTTTGTTTGCGGTTTCGAACGGGGAAAATGAGTTTGAGAGTCTCGCTGGGCTGTTGATTGCCTTGCCTTTGGCAAGGCCGTGCTGTTCGAGCCCCACTGGGCACCCAATAAAAAAATCCGCCGATGCAAAGCATCAGCGGGGACGACTCCCTATTTACGGATTTGTAAAGATCAGGACCCGCGGGCTAAGCAACAGCCCACTGGGCTGATTGCTTACTCTGCCGCTGGCGCGTCAGAGCCGCCCTGTTCGAGCCCCACTGGGCACCCCACCAACAAAAAAAGTCCGCTGTTGAAAACAGCGGACTTTTTGGTGGGGTGCCCAGTGGGACTCGAACCCACGGTCTCCAGATCCACAATCTGGCGCGTTAACCGACTACGCTATGGGCACCACATAGATGCGCCCGAAGGGACTCGAACCCCCGGCCCACTGCTTAGAAGGCAGTTGCTCTATCCACCTGAGCTACGGGCGCACGTTGTTATCCCATTGGGTTCCATTATGGCGGCAGTCGTGTGTCGGCACACGCTGCGAGAAGTATAATACCATAAGGACCCGGTTCTGTCAAGGAAAAAATCGAAAAATCTTTTTTCTTTTTTGCACGGCCGCCAAAACAGCGCTGCAGTGTTCTGTCACAGCAGCCACATGCCGGCGTAGCCCAGCGCAAAGCCCAGTGCTGCGCCGCAGAGCACATCCCGCGGGTAGTGCACACCGGTGAGCACGCGCATGAGGCAGATCAGCGCCGTGACGCCCACCATCACCCAGCCCACCGTGGGGTAAAAGCGCATCCACACCATGGAGAGCACGGCGGCGCTCAGCGCGTGGCGGGAGGGGAAGGAGTGGCCGTGGGTCTCTTTGTGCACCAGCGGTTCAAAGCCGGGTTGCTCATAGGGCCGGGGCCAGTTGAGCTTATCGCGCAGCAGGGTGCCGCCCCAGAAGGTGAGCCCCGGCACGAAGACCGAGCGCGCGATCTCCATCATGAAGTCCGGCGCGCCGCCCGCTTTGCCGGAAAACAGTCGGAACAGCTGCACGTTCAGCAGGCACAGCAGCACCGGGTAGCAGACAAACGGAATCAGCGGCAGCCAGCGGTCCAGCGCCACGACGCAGCGCCGGGCAAGGGGATGTGCCTCAAACCAGCCCCGCAGGGCGTGATAGTGTTCTGCGGTCAAAATGATCCCTCCGCATCGGGTCAGATTTTAACAAATAGGATGCACGGCTCAAAAGCAGGTATCCAGATAGTTTTCTACATCAAAGGGTTCCGGGGTGGAATCCTTGCGCAGATAGAGCGGATGGTGGGGGTGGCCCTTCTTGCTGCGCTTGCCGAAGGTGACCCACGGGATATCCCGCTCCCGCGTCAAAGCCACCATCTCCCGCATCAGGCCGGGCAGATAATCCCGCTTTTCAATCAGGGTGCCCCAGGCGGCCCACATGGTGGGTTCCGTTTCAGCTAGCACGGCCTTCAGCCAGCGCAGGTTCTCCTCGCACAGGGCACGGTCCGGCACCCGGTCCATATCGTTGGGGTCGGTGGCACGCTGAGGGTAGACGTTGAACATGATCCAGCTGTCAAAGCCGTTGGCGGCGGCAAGGCGCTCCACACTTTTCAGGGTGGGGTCCAGCGCGCCGGGCTGGGCGGTGCTGGGGTTGATGCCGATGCACACCAGCGGGCGGCGGCCCACCCGGCCCAGCACATAGCGGTAAGGCTGGTAGGTGTGGGGCTCATAATACCAGATGCCGCCGGCGTATTCACCGGCTTCGAGCAGGGGAAGGGCTTCGGTTTGCATGGGTGTTGACTCCGATCATCAGTTTGTTTCTTTTATCGTACCTGAAACTGCAAGATAAATCAACTCTTTTGCCCCGAAAAACTTCCCACAACACCAAATTTCATGGTATACTGAGCTGTACGATGCAGCAGGGAAAGCTCCCTGCACAGGGCCCTGTAAAAAAGGAGTAACTATGCTGGAAGATTACAAGAGCGCACTGCGCGCGGGGCAGCGCGCTTACCGCGCCTGCGTGGCGCGCGGCCAGTCGCCGTATCTTGCGGTGCTGGACGATATTCTGGTCAATGTGAACATCGTGGCGCAGGAACCGCTGGGCCTGGTGGAGATCCCGGCCGAGAGCATTGTGGGCACAAAGACCAGCGGACGCCACACCGCCTTTGCGTCCAACTTCATGCCGCTGCTGGAGCCGGACACCGAGTTCGCGGCCAAGTGGTCCAACCTGTGTGAGGCGCATCTGGAGGAAGGCATCCGTGTGCCCATCATCGCCTATGAATTCCTGAACAAGTTCTATGTGCTGGAAGGCAACAAGCGTGTCTCGGTGCTGAAATATTACGAGGCCGTCAAGATCGCGGGCACTGTCACCCGTCTGATCCCGGAGCGCAACGACAGCCTGGAAAACAAAATTTATTATGAATTCCTGGATTTCTACAAGCTGTCCAAGGTGAACTACGTCCACTTCTCCAAACTGGGCGGCTATGCCAAGCTGCAGACGCTGGTGTGCAAAGCTTCGGGCGAGAGCTGGACCGACGACGACCGGCTGAACTTTGCTTCCTTCTACACCATGTTCAGCCAGCAGTTCCACGCCCTGGGCGGCGAAGAACTGGACCTGACGCCCGGCGATGCGCTGCTGGTGTACCTGTCGGTGTACCGCTACTCCGACACTTACGATGCCACCCCTGCGCAGGTGCGGCAGAACTTGGAAAAGCTGTGGAACGAGGTAAAGGTGCTTACCGAGCCCCACGGTGTGGAACTTTCGCTGGACCCGCCCAAGAGCCCCGCAGAGCCGCTTTTGTCCAAGCTGAATATCTTCAGCCCCAGCAAACAGCCCAGTGAGCTGCGGGTGGTGTTTCTTCACGAGTACAACGCCAAGATCAGCGCATGGGTGCGTGCGCATGACGAGGGGCGCGAAGCGCTGGCTAAGGTTTTCCCGGACAAGGTGTATATCAGCAGCTACGAGGACGTGAACCCGGAGGTGGACGCGGAGCAGGTGCTGGAGGAGGTAGCCCACAACAATGCAGACGTGGTGTTCACCACCAGCGTACGGATGTACAACGCCTGCCTGAAGGTGGCGGCGCAGCACCCCAAGACCCGCATCCTGAACTGCTCGCTGAACGCGCCGCACCCGCTGCTGCGCACCTACTATCCCCGCACCTATGAGGTGACCTATCTGCTGGGGATGCTGGCCGGCATCATGACCAAGGCCGGGCATATCGGCTATGTGGCGGCAAACCCCGTGTATGGCGTGCCCGCTGCGATCAACGCCTTTGCACAGGGGCTGAAGAGCGTGCGCCCGGCAGGCCGTATCTGGCTGCGCTGGGCCTGCCAGACTGATGCAGCCCACCCGCTGGATTTTGCCGACTGCCCGGAGATCGACATGGTCTACGCCCGGGACAGCCGGGAGCCCGCCGATACCAACCGGGACTATGGCCTGTGCCGCAAGCTGCCGGACGGCAGTTTGCAGCCGCTGGGGCTGCCGATCTGGCGGTGGGATACCTTCTATGTGGAGATCGTGCGCTCCATCTTTGACGGCAGCTGGGACAACGCGGCCACCACCCGCGCGGTGAACTACTGGTGGGGGCTGCGCAGCGGTGCAGAGGATCTGGAATATCAGGAATCACTGCCTAGCGGCACGCGGCAGCTGCTGGATCTGATGGAAACGCTGCAAGGGTCGGACAATGTGCATATCTTCCCGGAAAAGCTGTATGACAACGAGGACAACCTGCACTCCCCGGAGAATAGAGTTTACAGCCCCAAAGAGCTGATGGAGATGGATTGGCTGGATGCC